ATAAAGGTTATTTGTTTCTGTGGCACAATCGACAGTTAAATTAATAGTTGATGCACAGAACGCAATCGCACCATTAAAAAGAGTTAATCAACAAACAAAGGCTTTAAGTAGTAGTACAGATAAATTAAAAGGCAGACTTGATAGAAGTAATAGATCACTTAAGAACACAGGCAGGGCAGCCAAGACAGCGAGTGCTGGTGTTGGAACTTTAGTAGGTGCATTAAAGCCACTATTAGCTGCATTAGCTACTATTCAATCTGTAAAATTTGTATTATTTCAAACAGCACAGTTAGAAACTCAAACCAAAGCATTAGAAGTATTAACAGGAAGTGCTGAAAAAGCACAAAAAATTGTTCAAGAAATTAAGGAATTTGGTGCAGTAACTCCTTTTAAATCATCGGACTTAATTGAAGTAACAAAAAGATTAAAAGCTTTTGGCTTTGAAAGTGAAAATGTAGTTGACATAACAAAAAGAGTTGCAGATATTGCTGGTACTGCTGGTGCTGATATTAATTCAGTGGCACTTGCTGTTGGTAAAGTGCAAGCTAAAAATAAATTTATGCAAGAAGAAAACATAATGCTTTTAGAAAAAGGAATAAATGTCACAAAAGAATTAGAAAAAATTATGAATATGAATGGAGAAACACTTGCAAAAGCTATGAGCAAAGGAGAAGTGGGTGCCGATAAATTTGTTGAGGCAATAATAAGAGCTACTAGTAAGGGTGGACAATTTTTTGAAGGAGCCTCAAAACAAAGCGATACTTTAGCTGGTAAATTTAGTACTTTTGTCGATAATGTTGAAACTTTTGCACAGAATTTAGGTAAACTTTTTACACCAGCTTTTAAGGTGATTCTTGATGAACTTAATAAAGTAGCTGGTGAATTTAATAAAATATTTGCTCTGTTAAGTGATGCACAAATCGGAGCATCAAATAGAAATGTTGGTTCTGCTGCGTTTAAAGCACGTTTTGGTATGCAGGCTGATGCAGTCGCAGACATAACAAAAGCAGTTGAGTTATTAGATCCAACTTTTGTAAAAACTGAAAAAGACGCAGCAAAACTTTTTGCACAATTAGACAGAATTTCAAAAGTGATGAAGTTGGTTCAAGGGCCAGACAGTGCAAAAGTTTTAGAAGATAGAGGTTTGCTTGGCCCTCTTGTAGAAGCTAGTAATCAAATGGACGATATAAGGGATAAAGTTAACGCAACATTAAAGGCTCAAAAAGAATTAACAAAAGAGACAAAAAAAACAACAGAACCAACAAAAGTTATAACTGAAAAAACAAAAGAAACTGTGACAGCAATAGAATCACAAGTTACTGTCTCAGAATTATTTAATAAAAGTTTAGGAGAAACAAGTTTTTTTGTTAATAATTTAAGTCTTGGTTCAAATAAATTTGCAGATGCACTAATAAATGTAAAAAGCGAAGCAGATCGACTTAAAGAAACATTCATGGAGATTGGTCAAGGTATAGAGCAAGGGATTGTCTCAAACCTTACTGATGCTGTTATGGGAACACAGACACTTGCACAGGCAGCAGTGAATGTATTAAATCAACTAAAAAGAAAACTTGTAGAGGTCGCAATACAAAAGGCTGTTTCTGGCATAGGAAACAGAGTTGGAGGATTTTTAGGTGGTTTGTTTGGTGGTAGAGGAGGTGGAGGATTATTTTCTGGGGGAGGTGGGTCTGGTGTTAAATTTGGATCTGTTAATCTTGGACTAAGTTCTGGATTAGGTTTTGCAAACGGAGGAAGGCCACCAGTAGGCAGAGCTTCATTAGTTGGGGAACGTGGCCCTGAGTTGTTTGTTCCTTCTACTGCTGGCACGATTATTCCCAACAACAAACTGGGAGGAGGCACAACTAATATTGTCAATGTTTCCGTTGATGCGTCTGGTAGTTCTGTCTCAGGTAATAATCAAGATGCACAGGCATTAGGTAATGTCATAGGTGCTGCCATTCGTGCAGAACTTATCAAAGAAAAACGTGCAGGAGGTTTATTAAGTAGATAATGGCAACTTTTCCTTCAATTCAGCCAACATATTCTGGCTTTAGAAAAACAAGTTCACCAAAGGTAAGGACAACTAACCTCGGTGATGGCTACCAGTTTAGAGCCTTATTTGGCTTGCCTTTAACTCAAGACCCTAAAGTATATGATCTCACTTTTGTAGTGTCTGAAGAGCAATCAGATATCATAGAGGCTTTTTTAAGAAGCAGGGTCAATGACCAAGCAAGTTTTGACTTCACCCCACCAGCCGAAGGGTTTACAAAAACAGGAACTTATTCTCAAAGTGGCACAACTGTTACAATAACAATTTCTAATCATGGTCTTGCTATCGGTGATGTCGTGACTATTGACTATACATCTGGCTCTGCTGTTGATGGTTCTTTTGCAGTAGTTACAACGGCTGATGATAATACTTTCACTGTTACGGCTGCCGCAAGTGCAACAAACTCAGGAAATGTTTCTGTAACTTTATCTGGTACTGGTAAATTTATTTGTAAAACTTGGTCAAAACAGATTCCATATAACAACAGGTCTATAATCACAACAACATTTGAGGAGGTATTTGAACCTTAATGGCAATCCCTACAGCAGAACTTCAATCTTTATCTAATAAATCAATAATAGAGTTGTATTCAATAACTCTTGTTTCTGCTTTGCATGGTTCAACAAATGTAAGCCGCTTTCATTCTGGTGTAGGCATGAACAGTAACGCTTCAATAATATGGCAGGGCAACACATACGATAAGTTTCCAATTATTGCTGAAGGGTTTGAATACACAGGCAAAGGAACACTGCCAAGACCAACTCTGACAGTCTCAAATATTCTTGGAACTATAACTGCATTGATGGCAACAGCAAACGCTACAACACCATTCAATGACTTGCAGGGAGCCAAATTCATAAGACATAGGACAATGGCTCAGTTCCTTGATGCCAGTAATTTCCCATCAAATCAGAATCCATTTGGTACTCCATCAAGCACAACAGAATTACCACAGGAGATATATTTTATTGATAGAAAAGTTGTAGAAAATAGAGAAATAGTACAGTTTGAGTTAGCTAGTGTTCTTGATTTAAATAATATTCGCTGCCCTAAATTACAGGTGACTAGAAAAGATTTTCCCTCTGTTGGTACTTTTGTGAACGCATGAACTGGAAAGAACAAGCTGCTATACATGCTGATAAACAAGCTCCAAAGGAGTCTTGCGGACTGTTGGCTATTATCAAAGGCAAAGAAACTTACTGGCCTTGTGAAAACCTTTCAGAGTCACCAGATGAGTTTTTTGTTATAGATCCAGACAATTGGGCAGATTGTGAAGATCAAGGAGAACTGATTGGAATAATTCATTCCCATGCTTATGGTTCTGCTTTACCATCTGAAGCAGATAAAGCATCATGTGAGCATCTTGGTTTACCTTTTTATATTTATAGTGTTGAGCAAAAAAACTGGATAGATTTTGAGCCATCAGGTTATACATCTGGTTTATATGGCCGCACATGGATTTGGGGCAAGCATGATTGTTGGAGTTTAATAACAGATTATTTTCTAAACAAAAAACAAATTAATTTAAAATTTTGGGAAAGACCTAAAAGTATAAAAATTTTCTGTGAAAATCCATATTTTGAAAAAGTTTTAACTGGTTCTGGTTTTAAAGAAGTTTCCAAAGATAATATTATTAATAGATATGAAGCTTAAAAAAATAAAAGTTTATGGCAGATTAAGAAAGTTTTTAGGGCAGTCTTATTTTGAAGCGGCTGTTACAAGTCCAAAACAGGCATTTCATTTTTTGATTGCAAACTTTCCAGAAGTGGAAAATCATATGATGAATCAGTTTTATAAGATCAAAATGGGAGGTATGGAAATTACAGAAGATTTATTAAATTTACAAAGTGATGAAGATATACAGATTATTCCTATTGCAATAGGTGCTAAAGGAGTTGTGATTGGTGGATTATTAACTGCTGGTGGTTCTGCCGTTGCTGCAACAGCTTTTGGAGCAACAGTACTTGGCGGCATAGCTGCAACTGCTTTAACAACAATTGGAACAAATATGTTGATAAACGAAGCAACGCAACTTTTAATGCCACAACCTGACATTCCAACTGGTGTTATGGCTGATAGCTTCTCACAGAATGATCCTACATTTCAATCTTTTGGTTTTGGGTCGATTCAAAACGTATCTAGGGCTGGTGTTCCAATCCCAATTATTTATGGCGAGGTGTTCACTGGATCAGTTGTAATAAGTTCTGGTGTTGATAC